ACAATAGCTTTTGATTTAACTGGTCTTGGCGGCATGCACCCGTTTCAAATACAAACAAGTGGCAATGTTGCTTTTAATACCGGCTTAATTCATGTTGCAGAAAACGGAACAAAAACAGTAGGCTCTTCTGCTCAAGGAAAAACAGCAGGAACTCTCTACTGGAAAGTACCAGCTTCTATTAGTGGTACATACGAATATCAATGTACTGCCCATGCAGGAATGAATGGTAATATTGAAATAGAATTAGCAGCAGGTTCTTCAGGTTCTTCATTACAATCTAGAACAACAGTAACTGGTACTACAGCATCTTTAGCTAATGGTGTAAGAGGCGATCTTAATATTACTGGATTTAAAGGTTACGCTCTTTTAGCAATACAAACTGATAAAGCAGCTTGGGTTAGAATTTATGCTAATGCAGCAACACGCACATCAGACATAAGCAGAACAGAGGTAACAGATCCTACTCCAGATGCTGGTGTTATTGCAGAGGTTATTACAACCGGTGCGCAAACTGTTTTAGTATCTCCGGGTATTATTGGTTATAATTTTGAATCGCCTGCAACTACAACCATTCCTTGCTCTGTTACAAATAAATCTGGCAGTACTGGTACAGTAGCGGTAACTCTTACTGTACTACAGTTGGAGGCTTAATAAATGTTAAAAGAGTGGATTGTTACTCTTCATAGAAAAGAAGATTTAGAATCTTTCTATGAAGATATGGAAACAGAAGGCGGCAATCTATTCATACCAAATAGAGCTGTTGAATTAGTTAACAGACGTTCAATTAGCCGTAATACGCATTACATGCTAACATATGACGAAGCTCAAATGTTAAAGGCAGATGACAGAGTTTGGGATGTAGAATTAGCAGAGCTTATCGAGATTACTACAAAGCCATCTGGTTATACAATAACTAACGGCCAATTTGATAAACAATGGACAGCAGACATCAATGATAAAAATTGGGGTCTTTTAAGAGAGTCAGAATCTTCTAATAGAGCAAACTGGGGTGATGACGGCACATCTACTATTACATCAAATTTAACAGTTACAGCGTCTGGTAAAAACGTAGACGTTGTTATTTTTGATGGCCATGTTGATCCAGCCCATCCAGAATTTGCTGTTAACTCAGACGGATCTGGCGGATCTAGAGTTGTTCAATACAATTGGCTTCAAAACAACATAGGTTCTGGAACCGGAACTTACGTATATACGCCATATGTTGATGGCGGCAACGCACAAAGAACATCTGATAATAATCATGGTTGCCATGTCGCAGGAACAGTAGCTGGTAACACTCAAGGATGGGCTAGAGACGCTAACATTTACAACATAAACATATATGGGACTAACCAGAACAATGGCACGGCAGGTTTTAGTTCATCTACATATTGGGATTATGTAAGAGCTTGGCATTTAAGTAAGCCAGTTAATTCTGCGACAGGAAGAAAAAATCCAACAATATCAAATCATAGTTATGGTTCAAGTATTACACTTGGTGCAGATAATTTTGGTAATGCTACAAGAGTAGTTTACCGAGGTGTAGACTTTAATCCCGGTCGTAATCTTACTGTTGCAGAATTGCGTGCTCGTGGATTTTATGCAAATGATATAAACGCAACAATACCATATTATTTTACAGCTCGTGACGCAGATATTCAAGATGCTATATCTGACGGAATTATTGTTGTTGCTGCAGCCGGCAATGATTATTGGAAAATTGTTAATAGCGCAGATCAAGATTACAATAACGTATTTTATGCTACTTACTTTGGAACAAACTATACTTGGGACTTAAATAAAGGAACTGGCTCTGGAGCTGGTTATGCACCAGTTATAACCGTTGGTGCTGTTAGTAATAACAGACTTGAAAATAAAGCAACGTTTAGTAATTGCGGAAGTCAAGTGGACGTGTTTGCTGCTGGTGAAGCTATTCAAAGTAGTTTACACAGTGGTGGTTCAAATGACCCAAGAAATAGTTCTTATCAGCTTGGCAAATATCAAGGTACAAGTATGGCTTCACCTCAAGTAGCTGGTATACTTGCGTTACTTGCAGAAAGCTGGCCAAATATGACTCAAGCGCAAGCGCAAGCATGGCTAATAAATAATGCTAATCAGAATCAAATGCTTGATACCGAAACAGACGATGCAATGGATACGTCTAGTTTGCAAGGTGCAGCAAATCTTTTTGCGCGTTGGATTAATCAAAGAGCAATAACTGGTTCTACCTTTCCACAAAAGAACTTCAGGGCAAGACCTACAACTGGTCTTGCGTATCCTCGACCTCGTATTCGTAAAAGAGGCTAAAAGTGTTTATAAATATTAAAAAAGCTAAGGTTAAGTGAAATGGCAGCTATTCTAACTACTAAGTTAAAAAACGACACTACTAGATTGTTTTATCAAGACATTCTAGATAACGAGTTTTATTTTATGGTTTCGTCTATTGCGACGGAAGTACTTACACGCATTCCAGCAGTAAATTCACAATTTAGCAAAAACTCTTTTAAAGAAAATGCAGTTTTTGGTAAAAGAGTATTTCCTAGTGATCTTAAATTTATGATTAAATACTATCCTTGGCAAAGTGATAGCGTATACACACAATATGATGATAAAGAAGATTTACAAGATAAAAATTTTTATGCAGTTGTAGGACCTACAAATAACGATTCTGGCGATTATAGAATTTATAAATGCTTAGCTAATAATAATGGTGCAAAATCTACAACACCGCCGAATTACAACCCAACTACACTTCAGCAAATTTATAGAACTCCAGATGGTTATGTCTGGAAGTTTATGTATTACTTGACAGAACAAGAGTTTGAAGCTTATAACGCGGCAGGTTATATTCCACTATCTGGAAATTTTGCTATTAACCCAGATCCCGAGGCTGACGCAAATAATATTATTACAGGCTCAGAAGTTAGTGATATTTTTGTAGAGAATTTTATTGATAACTCTGGTTATCCGTATGTAGAAAGCGGGTTAGTTGCTGGACCTCCAGGAAATGATAGTACAATATTGTTAAGATCAGACTTTTTGAATGAAATTCAAAATTATTATTCTGGCATGACCATATACGTTAACACACCGAACAACATTTCATACACTTATGTTATTGACACATATACTTGGGATGTTGCTTCAGATAGAGGAAGAGTTAAAGTAATTGGCGATCCTAAAAATGATGGAGTTGTTATTAACTCTACATTTAAAATCTTACCAACAATTAAAATTCAAGGTGACGGAGAAGGTGCTAAAGCAATTCCAAGAATATTAAACGGCAGAATTACTAATATTGAAGTTTTAGATACAGGCAAAAATTATAATAATATTACAGCAACAGTAGTAGATCCTACATTTGATTTTGACCCGTTAGACCCAAACACAATTGATGTTAGAGCAACGTTAAGACCAATTTTATCTCCACTCGGATATCATAACTTTGACTTAATTGATGAATTACAATGTCGTCATATTTTGCTTTATTCGTATATCACGGAAGCAGATAATAATAAGATCGGCAAAACAAATACTTATTCGCATGTTGGAATAATTAAAAATCCAGAGTTTACTCCAGATCCTTTAAATGCGAACACAGTATCACCAAACGTGTTTGATAACCGCATAGCAGTTACTACAGATGAATATGCTAAAGTTATTGTTAATGGTGTTGTTACACAAACAGACGTTAACAATGATGTTGTATTTAGTGCAATAGTGCATGAAATAAAGCCAAGTGCTAATACAATATACCTTTCTAATTACATGGGTCCGTATACAAATCAAGCTAATAATGATATATCATTAGATTTTACAAAAGATTTAGTTAATCAAACCGGCCAAAGAATAAAGATAAATACACCAGTAGCTAATAATGTTATTGAATCAAGATATACACAAAGATCGGGTACGGTATACTTTATGGAAGATTTCTTTCCTTTAGAAAGAGCAGAAACTTCACGAGAAGAATATAAGTTGGTCTTAGAATTTTAAGGAAATCAAATAGATGCCTATTAACACAAATTTAAATATTGCACCGTATTTTGATGACTTTGACGTCGAGAAACAGTTCTACAAGATCCTATTTAAACCAGCATATGCTGTTCAGGCTCGTGAACTAACTCAACTTCAAACGATTCTTCAAAACCAGGTAGAGCAGTTTGGTGACAATATTTACCAAGAAGGTACAATTATTAAAGGCTGTAACTTTACAGTGCTTAATGGATTGCAGTACGTAAAACTTGTTGACAAAACTGGATTTGACGTTGAGTCATATATTAGTGGACCTAGTACAGAAATTCTTTCTGGTATTGAAACTGAAATTGATGTTGTATACGAAATACAAGGTGTTCAGTCGGGTCTTATAGCTTCTATTATTACAGCGTCTCGTGGTTTTGAAACTCGCCCACCAGATCTTAACACATTTTTTATTAACTACTTAAATACTAATGAAACAAGTAGCTATAAAGCGTTTATACCTGGCGAAAACTTACAAATTAGTCGTAAAAAATATAATGGTTCTACTCTTTACAGTACAGAACTAAATATTCAGAATATTAACGTTACTCTTCAAGTAGCGCCAACAGGAAGATCATTTGGTATTAGAGCATCGTCTGGTGTTATTTTCCAAAAAGGACATTTCTTATTTACTGCAGATCAGACACTTGTAGTTTCTAAATACACAGATCAACCAGATGATGTTTCAGTTGGTTATGAGGTTTTAGAAAGTCTAATTAGCTCTTTACAAGATAATAGCTTAAATGACAATGCTAACGGCTCTGCAAACGAAAACGCGCCAGGAGCTGATAGACTTAGAATGGTTCCAGAGCTAGTTGCAAGAGCTACTCCAGTCGCAGACTTAGATCCAACTTTCTTTACTCTTATTCGTTACCAAAACGGTTCTGCTGTTCAGTTGCGTGATGTTACTCAGTTTAACTCAATTGCAGAAGAATTAGCAAAAAGAACATATGAAGAATCTGGCAATTACATTCTAGACAAATTTAAAGTTGATTTAGATCGTAGAAACGATCAGCTTGTAGCTTTGCTTGGTAAGGGTACTGCTTACGTTAAAGGATTTAGAGTAGTAAACAATGGTCAAATTGATTTTACAATTGATCAAGTTCAAAATACTACTTTACAGCAAAACCAAGCAACTACGGTTGATTATGGTTCATATGTTGATATTATAGACATCAGTGGTACAGTAGATATTAATTATGCAACAGCAGATTTACAAAACGTTAGTGGAGTAAAAATTGGTGAAGCTCATATAAGAAACATCACACCAACTAAATTATATTTGTTTGGTGTACAAATGATTTCGCCAAACGTTTTTGGATCTGTAGTTCGCGTAGTTTCAAGTAGCGGTATAATTACTATTGCTGCAAATTCTACAGTTAAATCTAATTCAAAAGCTGCTGTTGTTTTTGATACAGGTACTCCGTATATCAAGGAAATAACTGACACAACTCTTCCTGTAAGATCTCAAGTGTCAGCTGTACAAGCTAATAACTCTGTTACTCTTACTGCATCTGTTGGCGAAGACTTTGGTTTAAACCAAGGTGATATTGTAGTTGTAGATGCTTCTAATACATTTATCCCTGTTTTAAATTATTCTACAAGTCTTAACAACTCGCAGCTTACAATTAATTTAGACCCTTCAGCTGGATCTGATCCTGGTATAGATATTTACTTTAACAAAAGAATTCTTGTTGCAACACCTCATAATAAAGTTGCTGTACAACCGTTCATAAAAGTTAATCATACTACTGTAAAGACTGTGTAT